ATATACAAGCCTATTAGCCATTATAGTTTGAGCTTTAGCTATTAATGGTACGTTATCATACAATCTTAATAATTCACTTTCAGGTAGTATGGTGTATATTTTACTGTTAGAAAATGATTGAGTTTGCGTAGAGTTATCTGGCCAACCAAAATCTGTTTTTTTAAATTTTTCAATTACATTTAAAGTGTTGGTGTTGGCGAATTTAAAAATTAAATCTATACCTATTACATTAGAGCTTCCAGTGTTAAAACCAATATTTACAGCGTTGTAAATATTTGTCATACCTTTATTTAAATTAGTAGCTGGATCGTAAGCAAATACTCCAGGAGAAAATGCAATGTCAGTAAACTGAGACAAAGCACTATACTCTTCATCTAGGTATTGATACCTATACGCAAAAGATATCATTCTAGTTTCCATGAAATTAGCTTCAGTTGCTTGAGAAAATAAAGAAATAGTAGGTGACGCTAAAGGTGGTTGAACAATTACGTTTAAATCAACAGCAGTTACATTAGGGTAAGACCTTGTTACGTTAATTTTTCTAGGAGGATTTTTATCGTCTGTAAAAAACAATAAATCACCTATTTTATTTACTCCTGTAATTAAATATTTTGAATCAAAATTTAGCACATTACCCGTGTCAACCACATGGTAATTTATTAAAGTGGTTTGAGTTTCATAAGACACAATCATATCTACAGCATCAGAAGCAACAAACCAATACATGGTTTCGTTTGATCCATCATCGTATGCCCCAATACACAAAGCGTCAGCAGCTAACAAAGTTCCATTATTATACTGTAAAGTTGTTAATTGAGTATTTCCTTTAGAGTTTTCTACAGCTCCTATTTCGGTAGTTTCTGTTGCTCCTAACCTTACATTGGTTGCTGAGATGTATTCTCCAGGCGGAACGAGTCTTTCGTCCACGCTTTGGTTCATACGCCCTGCAATAAAATTTGTTGTTATTATTGGCATCTTACTTTAACCATTTATCCTTTCCTCTCATATTCATTAAGAGTCTTCCGGGGTGAATATTACTTAGTCTTATTTTAGCATTTCTTAATAAAGATGATTTATCTTTTCTAGCTCTATTAACAACATATTCTTGAACACCTAATTTACTGTTTAATATAGAATACTTAATATAAGCATAGATAAACTCTTCAAATAATTTATTAACACTAATGTCCGCATCTACTCCTTTTTCCATTCCGTCTGACACATATTCTAACACTATAGACATTCCAGATTGAGCAGAGCTAAAATTAATAACCCCTCTTTGTTTGTCAATAGAAAAAGTCTGATTGTTATTAGCTGTTTCGGTATTTAATCCAAATCTCCCACCTACTGCAAAATCAAAATACCAACATCCATCTACATTCCATCCAGATTGATTATTATATGCACTACTAGAATTTAAATAAATACTTTGTGCATTAGATCTAAAAGACATGTCTAGTTCAGATTCCTGTGGTTTTAATACATTACCGTTTTGATCATATATAATCTTTCCGTCATTGTCTTGTAAATAAGTGCTCGCCCATCCTGTTTGTATGTTTTCTGTTAATGGTCTTAACACTCCGTTTATATATTGAGATATTCTTACCCAATTAACATAATCTGAAGGCAATATAAATTTAAGCTCATCACCTAAATCCATTTGAAGTATTTTTACTTCTTTCATCGCATCATAGTTCAACTCTTGTACACCTCTTTTTGCGTGAAATAATATTTGATACCTTTCTATATTGTTTACCAGAGATAAATCACCTTGATACATTAACATAAAATTATTTACAATTTCATCTAAAGAAACGTATTGATAAGAACCCCAGTTTTTTGCTTCTGGAACACCTCCTGAGTTTGCGTAATATGCGTAATCATTTATATATGCCATATCTTATCCTTGTGTTTGATTTTCTTCTTGTATTTGCGCTTGCCCAAACTGATATACATCAGCTTCTCTAATTTCAATACCTATGTATTGACATATTTTAGCCACTATTCCTGGCTCATCAGATAATGGTAATTCAAAATCCTGATAATCAATTGCCGCTGAATTAAATAATGGCGTTCCATTTGATAAAGTTGCATACGTCCAATTTGGCGGTATAGGATATCTAACATACTGAGCTATAATTGTACCTTCAGTTGTTATTGTGTCAGGGTATACCATAATACTATTACCCATTTTTCCTGTTGTTGATTCGCCAATTATATTACTTGTAGCTCCTCCTAACACATATGCAGGGTATCCTGTAGATGGTGCTGTTAATGGTGAGTTGTTTAAATAAAATATTTTATTTTGATTAACTCTTTCGACTTCTACTATCCCTGCCGTTGTAATTACAGCAAATGTATTACCACTTGCAGCAGCTGGATTAGCTACCGGAAAAATATTAGTATTTAATGTTAATTGAGTTTGACTATCTACACTTACTACATAAGCACTAAAACCTGCGTAGGTGCTCCCTGAGGATGTGTTAAAAATTAACTGACCTACTTTTACCCCACTTGTAATAAAAGTTGCTGTAGAGTCTCCTACTTGGTTTACAACTGTATTTAAATTATTTATACCTGATACTATAAAGTTTGGATAATAATTTATTTTACTTATAAAATAATAATCTTCTGGTAAAAAATATAAGTTGTTAGCTTGTTTTATTAAACCTTTAGTTATAGAAAAACTATCTATAACCTCTACTAACCCTTTTACAATATCTGCATAGCCTGTTCCTGAAACTCTTTGGTTTTGTTTTACTATCCAGCTATTATACTGATAAAAATAGTCCTCAAATAAATCCATTTGCGCTTGTTGCGCATATAGATTAAAATCTTGTGGAGCTATATACCCATAATTGTTTTTATTAGCTATAGCTAAAACAGTATTTCTAACTGAGTTAATCATATTAAATTCTTTTTACAAATATAGTCAAAAAAAAAGAGGCTACTTTTTTTGTAACCTCTCTTTATTCGATAAAACTAAAATCCTAAGATTATTAGCTAGCAGCTTCAACACCTGTAGCAATTGATAAAATTGTTGTTGGTGGATAACCTGATGAAGCAGCTTTAGGGTAAGTCCCTGGAGTGAACACTGGTTGTTGCCAAGACAATGTCATTGCAGTTTCGATAGACTCATTTAAAAAGTTCTTCCAACTAAATGCGTCATAAGCAGCAGCGGCTAAAGTAATCGTTGAAGATTGAACCACAGACGCTTGTGTTACATCAAAAGTTGCTTGTGAAGGCCCATTTTCTATTGGTACTTGAGCAGGAACTGTAGCAATACTAGCACTAGAAATGCCTTTGTAAAAAATCTGAATAACAGTTGTACTTTCTTGTTTAACCTCTATAATGTCGTTAATAGAGATTAGTTTAAAGCCAGAGTCAGTACCTGTTCCGGCAATGTTTAATTTGAGAAATTTATCCATAATTAAAAATGTTAATGGGTTAATAAAGTACAAAGATAATCTTTATATATTTATTTTTTTAAGCGTTTCTTCAAGAACTTATAAGCTTCAATACCATCATCACTTTGTAAATATGAAGATGTTATATAATAAGGATCTTCATTAAAAGGAACTGTCAACATTTTCTTTTTGTTGCTAGGTAAATTATAATAAACATCTTTATTATTGTTTCTTAAATTAAGAAAACCTGCATCAAAAAATTGATGTACTTCATTTTGCAATTCTAACATAGGATCATTTATTGTTTCAATAAAATCTTCTGGATTATTTTTAGAATAGATTAATATATCTCTTTTTAACTCAGGAATAGTCATGTTGTTAGATTGAGTTCCCATTAAAATTCTAGAAACTGAAACTAATTTTTCTGTAGACAATTCTTTAGCTAAAACTTGAGCGTCTATTTCTAATTCTACATGTTTTAATTCTACAGTTGCATCTTTTGCTTTATTAACTTCCTCGAACAACATTCCGTTACCAGGATGATAATGTAAAAATTGTTGTAACACTTGATTTTCTCTAGTTACAAACAACATTCCGTCTTCAAAAACCACGGGTTCTATAATAGCATTTCCATCTTGTTCATCTTCAAACGGAGTTTTTTGGTTTCTTGCGTAACGTAGTGGACGATTAATCCCTTGTTCTTCGTCAAAATATAATAAAGGAGATCTAACTGAGTGTCTTGATGAAAGCATATAAGAAAGAGGTCTTTCTTGTCTTTTTAATCTGTACGCTTTACTAACTAATTGGGTGTTCTTGTTTTTCATTATAATGTAATTTAATTTGATTTATAAAAAGTAATAATTACCCCCGTCTTAAAAACGAGGGTAACATTACAGGTATTCTTAGTTTTGGAATAAGAAGAAGTTGTTTGCACCTAAAGTACATACAGCTCTTTCAGATAGGAAGTTTACTTCCATTGCATCCAGGTCAGAAGTTTTTGCTCCACCAGCAGAACCAGTGATCCAAGTTTTATATCTTCTGTCTTCAGTTTCTGAAGCTCTATATCTAACATGTAAGAAAGGTCTTTTAGCATTCTTACCTAAGATTTGGTCATAAACCGTAGTTGAACCAGCAGGAACTAAAAGTCCGTTGATTCCACCGGCAGTTACACCACCTCTCATAGTAGGATCGTTAAGATATTTCCAGTCAGACTTGTAGAAGTCATAACCTCTTCTAAATCCTGTAAATCCAAGATTTAAAGCCATGTCTTTATCATTGTCAAATAAACCATATGATGTACCACCCGCTCCGTGAGAGTTTTGTGCAGCTAACATATCATCCATATCGAATGAGAATTGTCTATTACAGAAAATTACATTTTCTTCTATAGCTCCTTGCTTATCTAGTCTTTGGATAATAGAATCAAATGCAGCAAGGTTTTGTGGGTTACCACCACCAAATACATTTCCTCTATTTCCAACTACAAAAAATACACCGTCAGAACCATTAAGGTTTGCCGCACCAGCAGCTCCTAATCCAACTCCTCCATTTTGAAGGTAAGATGCAGCTCCAGAAGCAGCCTCTGCAGGTACAGCTTCTAACATTGCAGTTTCTAAATAATCTTCAAATCTAAGTCTTGTTTCGTGCTCAGATTTTAAGTACCATAAATATCCACTTGCTCCATTTTCAGTTGTAATTTCTATCCAACCAATTTGAGCCATATCAGATCCTGATACAGAATATTTGTCTTTGATAATAATAGGCTTGTTTTCAAAGATGAAATCATCAGCTTCGTTAGAACCTACCATTCCAACAGTTCCTTTGTTAAATTCAGAACCATAAATAAATATATCACAATTTACTGCAGCAGCCATTGCTTGTCCACCCGCTTCATAGTAAGCAATTGTTACTTGATTTGGATTTGCAGCCGTTGGAGCTACGGTAATGATACCTTTATTTTGTAAATTAGATCCTACAGTGTTATCAGAAATAACAACTGTTTGACCAACTCTAAGAGCTGCTTGATTTGGAGTTCCAGCTAATGCAGGGTTGAAATTTTCAAGCGCATTATTGATTGTCCAAACAGCCGCATCTAGACCAAGTGATCCAGCTGCTGCTGTACAAGATCTATATTTAACATGTAGTCTTCCTTGTTCTGCCCATTTAATAAGGTCAGAGTTAGAAGGCATTTCAGCACCTACCATTCTTAAGAATGAAGATACTGTTCTATTTCCGTAACGCTCGAATTCTTTTTCGTACGTGTCAGGAAGATATTGTTGAACCCAGGTAAAACCTGAGCTAGGAATGTAATTTGTAGACAAGGGCACTTGTTGTGAACTTGGTTGCAAATCAAAACCAGGGATTGCATTTACTGCCATAATTTTAATTTTTTTTAATGTTCATTTCTTTTAATACTTCTAATTCTAAGTCCTCTTCCACTATCAGTATTTCCTACGGGCCTTATTTTCATTCCGTCTTTTGAAACGGTTTGGGGAGCCTGTCTCATATCCATATTAATGTTTTTAGATTTCCTAGTAACATTATCTACAGCGTTCGAGACACCTTGTTCGTAAAAAAATTGAGCAAACTTTTCAGGGTTCATAGCTACAGCTAAAGAACGATGATAATCTTTAGGGTTTGTGATCAACCCATCTTTATCCAAATATTTACCAATAAAATTATTGATATCAGATTGAACATTTTTAAGCTCATCAGAAGTCCCAGGTTTGTAAGTAATATTATTTTCTCCAATATTGAAATCAAAACCTTTGAAATCATTGTTAAAAACCTCATTGGTTTTATTTAAAAAATAATCATACTTTTTTTGAGTATGCTCCTCAATAGATTTAGATTCGTCAATGTAACTCTTATAAGCATTTAAATTTTCTTGTTGTTCAGCAGACAATCCATCCCTACTCGACTCAAGCGGAACTTTATATTTATCTTTGTGTTCATTCAAAAACTTTTTAGCTTTCGCAAGTTCTCTTTTTTTCGCTAATTTTAATCTTTTGATATCTTTAGGCTCATCTAGATCTTCATCAATACTAAATTTGTCTTCAATAATATCTTGAATGTCTATAGCATCTAGACCTTCTTCAGTCATACCATAGTAATTAGCTAGTACATCATCGTCGTCCATATCACTGTAGTCTTTTTGTAAATTATAAAAGTCTGCAATTCCACGTCCGGTTTCTTTTTTGTACTTAAAATACGCAGATACATCTTCAGGTAATTCCTCATTTGCCTCTTTTTCCGCAAATAATTCATCTACTGAATTTATATCCTTATTATATCTATTCTTAATATAAGAAAGAACGTCTGTGTCATTTAACTCTGGCACGGGAGGTTTTTCGTCTTCAACTAATTCAGTCTTAGAACCTTCAGCCGGAGCTGACATGTCTATTTTATCTATTGAATCTGTTGGTTCTGCTGAATCTTCAAACTTTTCTTCATGCTTTTTAAGCAATTGCTCTTCGATTTCTGCACGGGATTTTTCTTCAACAACCCCTAAATCTCTTACTTTTATTTCCATTTGATTTAATTTTTTATAAAGTTAAACATTTATATATATTTATTTTAGGCTATCTAGGCTCAAATTCAGCAAGATCAAAACCATCCAAACTGTCTTCGTTTGATTCAAAATTAATTGCTGGCAAATCTCTTTTCTTTTGCTCAATCATTTTAGAGGTTTGTGTAGACTGCTGGCTTATTCTTTCGTCTTTTGCAACTTCTCTTTCATTTTCTCTAGTTTGAAGCCCTTCTTGCTCCACACCTTTTAGTTGCATTTGAAATTCAAATTCTGTTTGCATTAACTGAACTTTTAGCGCAGCTTCATTTTTAAGCTTTTCAATATCAAATCCAACCTCAGCTTGTTTTATTTGCATTTTAGATTGAG